TCGATTTCGTCGCCTTTGGTTTGCACGTTTTCGTTTGCGTATGGTGCGCAGTTCGTCAGTTGCTTCCATTATTTCTTTCCATATCCATATCTTACGTTGCACGTCGGGGCAGAGCGGGGCGGTAGCTTGTAAAAATGCGAATTTGACAGCGTCGCTCATTTTCAACTTGAACTTGATTTTATAAATTTTTATTAAAAACTTAGGTTGCTAATTACTTCATCTCCCCAAACTGCAGAAAGTTGTCGATCTTGCGTCCGATGCTCTTGCCAATGCCAGCGACTTTGTTGGAACCCTTGGCAAGTTCCTCACCCGAGGTTACCTCGAAGTCGAGGTTCTTGATAGCTTGGGCAGCCTTCTTGTAGGCAGCCTTCTTGTGAACGTCCGACTCTCGGGCAGCCACCTCACCGAGGGCATCGAAGATGCACTCATTGGTCGTAGGAGGCTTCTTCTTGAGTTCCTCGAGTCTTGAAATTATCCCAGTCTCGAGAAACTCATCAATCTTCTTGGCGATGCTCTTGCCGATGCCAGCGACCTTGGTCTCCCCCTTGGCGAGAGATGCGCCATCCACGATGGTGTAGGGAATGTTGTCGACAGCCTCGGCAGCCTTCCAGTACGCCTTGCTCTTGAAATCATCCTTCTCAAGGTCAGAGAGTTTCCGGAGGGCATTGACGATCGCGGCGTTCCGAGAGATGTGGAAGTCATCCTCATCGTCGGACTCCTCATCGTCGGATTCCTCATCAGACTCCTCGTCCTCGGTGCTCGCAATAGACTCCTCGTCAGACTCGTAGTCCTCATCCAACTCCTCCTCAAGGTCTTCGATCACCGCCTTTAGGCGGAAAATCTCAATCCTGTAGTCAGCGGCGTCATCATTGAGTTCGTCGCGAACCGCGCGGAGGAGCTTGTTCTCGTTCTCGAGCTTGGCAATGTAGGCGGAAATGGTAGTAGCGTTCATGGTGTTTCGAAAGTGAATGTTTTTACATTGAGGTGGACTCACTTAGGTGTTTAAAATTATCTTTTTTAAATATAGTAATGTCTGGTTCCGGAGCTGTCACCAGATTGATCGCTTTAGGTGCACAAGACGTACACATAACCGGAAATCCTGAGATAAGCTTTTTCAACTCGACTCATAAGAGGCACACGAATTTTTCACTCTTTCAGGAGCAACAGACGATCAATGGAAATCCATATGCGGGTAACACGTCTACCATCACACTTCGTCGTTCAGGTGACCTGTTGAACTATTGTTTTATGACCATAGAAGAAAATGAAACGGCCAAATTGATCGATGATTGGTCAAACGTAATCGAAGAAGCTGAATTATATATAGGCGATCAGCTCATAGATAAACAGTCTTCAGAATTTACTGAAGAAATCGCCATCGATTTGTTCGCTTCGTCATTTGCCAAGTCGTATCAGGCTTCTTTACATGGTGGGTTGGGTTCTGAATCCTACTTTTATCCGTTCCGTTGGTTTTTCTGTGAAAATTGGGGATACAGTTTACCCATTGTGGCCTTACAGTATAGTGACGTTCGAATCAAAATCAAGTGGAGTTCCAATTTGAATGCAAATTACAAACCAAAATTTTTCGCCACGTACGTCGCTCTAGACACAGAGGAACGTTTACGAATCGCCCAGCCCACAGAGCGTGTGATGCTCATTCAACAAGTCCAGAAAACAGAACCCTCGAACGACATCGTTCAGACTCTCTTTTTTAATCACCCTGTTAAATTCATAGCCTCGAGTAATGCGTATGGAGATAATAACCTAGTATCAGTCACGAATAAGGTAAGTTTAGAGGTAAATGGTGTAGATATCACAGAAAAACAAACGGCGATACCATTCTTTACGTCCGTACCTTCTTATTATCACACCGAATATTCATCGTCTAACGCAGAGAATATGTTCTTCTATCCATTTTGTATAAACACGTCTCGGTACCAGATGACTGGTTCTCTAAATTTTTCACGAATCGATGGATTCAGAATACATTGTACGGCACCGGTGAACCGTCCAATCTACGCGGTAAATTATAATTTCATAAAATTCAAAAATGGAATTGCGGGACTCATGTACGCAGACTAGGACACACCTTTATGTGTTCAGACATCATCGTTTTCATATACTCCACACCACAATGTGGGCAAGGAATCCACTCAGGTTTACTGCATTCCTTGCATGCATTATCAGAACAAAACTTCGCGTGTATTTTTTCAGTCAGAGAGTTCATTCCCTTTTAGTTACTTACTAGAAAATGTTCCGTCGCGTCATACGATACGTCATTTCTGATACGTGCTTCTTGAGATGCTACACCCGGACCCTTCGCCAAAAGACCTGTAAAATAGTACACCTTTGTCGCTTGCGCCGATTTTTGAATATTCGTCGATACACTATCACCAATGGAGCGTTTCGTGAAAGACGTGGTCACCGATCCAGAAGGAAATCCACTCCCAGTAAATTCAAAAGGTCCATCGCGTGGAGATTGTGGATATGCGTCAAGGTTGTCAAAGAGGTACAAAAAGTCTGGTGTATCATCTCCCGCCGATACTGTTATCGTATCTGTAGTATAAGTCACGTTTGACGTGTATAGATTCGCCTGAGCAGCCGAGAGACTTCCAAAGTGATATACCGATGATGTAGACAGACGCAACTCTTTCCCCGCAGAAACCCCTGAAATGTCAATTTCATATATGGATCCTCTCGCCAACTCGGTGGCAATACTTGTTGGTGATGAGTATGAACCTTGTGTATACAAGAGAGTCCCACTTTCCGAAATTCTATAAAAAGACCCACCAAAAATCTCCAATGTCTTAGTTGTTGGAGAAACTGAAGTACTGTCATCATTTGCTGCACCTGGTAATCTTAACGAATTTCCAACCTTGTACGTGGTCAACCATGTATCGGGATTTTTAATCATGTTGAGAACTTCTGTATTTGTAGGAAGAGCCACACCCGACCTAAGGGTTGTTACGGTCACGTGTGAGATTCTCCCATTCCAATATCTATCGGCTCCGGGTGTCTTGGCTACTTCAAAGTTTGCTGCGCGCATGGGACCCACAGTACCCGTTACAACCACATTAACGGAAGGAACTTGTGTGAGTGTGTTCGTCTTGTAATCATATGTAAACATACGGAAACCTTGTGCACCATCGTAATCCACATAGAATCCAGTATAATAGTGATTAAAAGTTATATTAGCGGTTGTAATTTCAACACTGTTACCGTACCTGAACTTTGCGTAGAAATTACCCGTCTCTTTGTTTTCATGTGTAGAGAGTGTGATGTTTCCGTCGCTACCACCCTGTGTATTCAAAAGAACAATACCAGAATCTTGATCCCAACCAGCTTGTCTTCTCCCACAAATCACCGCGGCGGATAGCGCCCATGGCTCACCATCCGAAACTGTGAACCCACTCGTAGGTGTAGTAGTGTTGGTAGACGCCTTATAAAGAGGAAAGTTTGTCGCAGTAGATGTATTCGCCGTGTAGTACCCATCACTCGAACCTTGCCATTTCATCGCTGCATCAAATTTGGAATCGGTAAAGATTATGTACTCAGGTGTGAACGAAAGACTTTGAGGATCACGATTATTGTAAACACCGTCCGAATCATGATCCCTTCCTTCGTCATAGACAATACTGTTTACTGTAATTTTACCATGGTTTGTTCCATCTGTGTAAAATACGCTGTTATATAGCCACTGTTCCACATTAGAATTAGTCGGCGCTACCGTAATAGTACCCGATGTCACCCCCGTCGTGAGAGGATCCCACTCCATAGTACCCACAGACGTATTCGAGTACACGTTTATGGTAGCTCCACCCGCTAAAATATTGAGCACAATCACATCTTCAGGTTCTATTTTCAATTCTGGATTTGTTCCGGAGAAGGACGAATTTGTATATGTGTTTGTATAGACATCCGTGTTCGCTGTGAGTGTAAGACCGGCACCTACATCAAACGCCCACGTCTTTGCTACCGTTGGTGGAGTAGATGTTTCAACATTACTCATGTTGATTGGCAAACCAATATCTTTTAAGAGTCCAGCTGTCAAACCGGTTATGTAATCACCACCCGTAGAAGTGACGACTTCATCCCATATTCCCAAATACGTTTTACCATTTATGGTGCGTTCAAGTGCGCGCCCTCCATTTGTGTAATCATCCCAATGTGACAAGTCTCCGGCTTTAAATGGAACTCCCTCAACATCCGAACTGATGTTACTACCAAAATAATTTTTGTACCAGGTAAGTGCGTTTGATCCCGTCCAAAGATAGTTTTCGCTACCTTCGGCACCTTGATCTGTTGGATGCCGAATCGCAAGTCCTGTATTACCGTTAAAGTTTCTACCTATAATAGCACTAGTTGAACCAGTTCCTATAGCGTGTAAGCCTTCGTGTACCACTGTCATTTCTGTGTAGTTGTTGGTAGCACCAGCTTTGTCATAAATACTGTCATTACCGGATACAGATGTACGACCAGGTGCTTTCCAAGTGATCGTACCCGATTCGGTCCATCCATTATACTCGAAACCACCTGGAACAACGGTATAATCACTTGACGTGGGACCACCTGTCGCCGCAGAACTCAGCGCCGCGTTGTTCGCCATCGTCATGGTCGTGTCAAAATGTAACTCAGCGGCTTCCGCTGTGGGTCTTCTTCCGGTGAATATGTTTTCCATACGTGCAAATCCCACATCTATATTGTCCCTGTCAATCTTAGCTGGAAATAACTGGTCAGGGTCCAACCAACGAATCTTATACCTTGTAGGTAAATCTCTATCCGTGGGATAAGCGATGGTTAATGCACCTTGTGTAGAACCATTTATTACGTACCAGTACATAGTATCTGGACACGTTTCTGGAACTGTCCACGTAGTAATTGAAGAATTGGGATATGTAGCTCCTATTCTCCATTTTACGGTGTTTGGTCGTGAAACGGTATCCACTTGTCTTGTTATAGCGAAACCTCCACTAACAAACACAGGCACTCCACTGTAGTCAAACCTATATGTTTTACCCCTATGCAGAGTTGTCGTATTCAAGTAGGGTGAAATGCCAGTGAATGTTAACATGATTGGATCATCTGGGGTTCCAACTGGATCAGATCCTCCGCTAACCGCCTCAACCACAACGTAGCGCTTAATAACATGAGAAAAACCATGTGTATCAGTTGCTGTATATGTTACATAGTAAATACCTGGTGTAGTTGGATCTAAATTTGAATCATCGACGGTAATACTTCCAACTGCTTCGGATGAAGATGCTCCTAAATCTGAATACGTAGCATCTTGGTTCATGGAAACATTTGAATTTCCTGTTAATTCTATTTTTGGACCCGCATAGTTGCGTTCCAAATACACTTCTGGAACTGAAAACAAAGTTGAAATAATATTTGTTATACTGTCAACTTTCCTCTGATTACCAGATTCTCTAAGCTCATCAACAACCTCCTGAGCAGTCATCTGCCTCACTTTGTATCTATAGATAGGTTTCCGTGTGATGACAGAAAGTAACCCATTATAGGAGTGATTACTTCTTCCCATCTTATATTAAATAAAGATAAGAAACTAAAATATGTATAATGATATTAGCTCTCGCTAAACCTGTATATTTTCCCAAGACTAAAGGGGCTATACGCCCCCGGCGTGTACAGCGACATGTTCAGGCCGCTTTACCAGACCCCAAAAAGAAAGAAGTAAATCCAATCAAGAAGTTCATCATGAAAGTTTTCAAAATCAAGGAGATTGATTATGAAAAGTTCCGCAAGGAGGATAAATGGGCGATTAAAATCAAAGGTGAACCACCTCGAGAGTAAAGTTTTTATCGAATTTGCCTAGACGAATCTTCCCATCGTCTACGAGCTTCTTAATTTCCACCCCAGTCTCCAAGTGATCCCCCAACTTGTATTCCCCGGGGACATCCGGCATGAATGCCATCAACGTGACCATCTTCTGATTCATCGTGAGTTCTTTGTTTTGAAACAATTGTTTAACGTACGGTGGGAGACTATCCACGTTCATTACATTCTATGAAGATAATTTCTTTAACTCTATATCATAGCTCAACTCCTCCACCACATGGTCATTTTTATAGTCTGTATTGTAGTAAATCTTCTTCACCCCACTACTCGCGAGAGCTTTGTAACAATTTAGACATGGGTAATGGGTTACGTAGGCTTCGGCACCATCGATGGAGACACCTCTCTTCGCCGCATCGGTGACCGCGTTGATCTCCGCGTGTATCGTGGCTTGTTCATGGTTGTCCCTCACTATGGATTTGTGTTCGCAGCCACCCAGAAATCCATTATAGCCCATACTGATGAGGCGGTTGTTCTTCACCAAGACACACCCCACCTGGAGTCTCTCACATGGAGACCTGACGGACGCGAGCTGGGCAGTCTTCATGAAGTATTCTTCCCAACTTATACGGGGCCTTTCCTGCTTGGGCACAGACATGAAACGGAGGGGGAGGGGGCGGTGACTCTCCATTTAAAGATATGGTAGAATATATCTTTAAACGTGTCGCAATGTTATATATAAAGACTAGAACTTAATACTCATAAATGATTCACAAAGAAGCCAGGTCTGCACTCGCAAAATATATAGAATCTATAGTTTGTGATGAAAGTAAATGGTCTATGTATAAAGATGCCGATCCAGAGAAGTACCCCCTTCGTAGTGGTATTTCTTATAATGGCGATGAAGAGCCAAAGATAACTCAAGATACTAGTGTATTTTGGACTATATTACGTGAGGATAATGATGCATCAAAATTTGTGAATTGGGAATGGACTTTCAAAACACGTGCATACGAAAAAGGTGGTGCATATCTTATAGCTTGGGTTTATGATATCGAAAAACACCCCAAAAATGAGATGGTCAGGCTTAAATCCGGTGATCCATGGACACGCCGTAAAGTGGATAATGTGAAAATATTTAAATTTGGACCTAATAATAAATATCTAATTCAAATGGCTGCGTCCGGTGGGTGATATTACTTCCTCAAATCGGCATCAGCCGTGTAGTACGTCTTCCCCTTAGTGGCGAAACTATGAACCCTAGCATACCCCCACGCTTGTGGAGAGGCTCCCGGACGATGCCCGGTTCTCCACGCAGCGAGTCCCCTATTGTAGACCGTCTTGAGGGTCTTTAGAGGTATCCCAGTGGCCTTCGAGATCTCTGGGAGAGACTTGACCTCTGGTCCATACTTTTTCCTAAACTTCTGGGTGTAGGAGGAGGTGCGGGTCTTGACCCCACTGTCTGTTTTGAAATCTTTGTAGTCCCTCTTGAGCATCTTCTTGTAGCGGGTCTCGACCTGCCCCAAGGTCTCAAGTCCCCTGAAGTACTTGAGGGGTGCATAGATTTTGCCCTCGGTTTTCCGCAACTGCCCAACCTTCTTGGTGATTTCGGCGTCTGAGAGAGGCATCGTACTTTTTACTGAGAAATTTTACAGCGATGTGGATATCTGGGAACAGGTGATTCCCAAACTTTACACGTCCAGTGACGGGGTTGTAGTACCCCTTGTATTTAAGAAATTGACATCGATGCATTTCACCCATATAAAAAATACAAGATTATATTAGTGAGATAGGATGGGGCTTTCGATAATTATGGGAAATATGTTTTCGGGTAAAACTTCTGAACTAATCAGACGACTTAAGCGTTTAAAGATCATTGGTAAGAAAATATTGGTTGTCAACTCAGCCAAGGACACCCGATCCCCCGATGAAGTTTTGAAGACCCACGACAATGTAAAGTTTGATTGTTTCAAGGTCTACGAGCTTTTCGAACTCATAAACAAGGAGGAGTTTAATAACGCGGACATCATAGCCATCGATGAGGCTCAATTCTTCCCCCGCCTCAAGAAGTTTGTGGAGTGCTGTATGTGTGTAAATAAGGATGTAATCATAGCGGGTCTGGATGGAGATTCATTTCAAAATAAGTTTGGTGAACTCCTGGATTGTATTCCAATAGCGTGTGAGGTCACCAAGTTGTCTGCCCTCTGTATGCGTTGCAAAGATGGAACCCCTGGGCCCTTCACGAAGAGGATTGTAAAGAATCAGGAACTCGAACTCATTGGGGGGAGTGACATGTATATAGCCACCTGTCGTAATCATCTATGAATATCTAAAATGAGGACAACTCGTCTACCTGGTCCAGTCTTTACGAGTTCGTGGTACCTCGCGTGATCGAATATAAAATCGTCGCCGTCCATGTGGACATGCGAGCCACTTTCAGTATACAACGTGCAATCACCATCACTTTGTATAGTGAGATGATACCTCAGGAGTTCATTTGATTCAGCTCGGTGGGGAGCTATAGTCATAGGACCATCTACGACTGCGAACGCGGCGCGCTCGGCGAAGTCGCGTGTGCATGAAATCTGTTTGATTAATCCGTAGAGTATTGGAAAATGTTCAACTTTATAATAGTAGTAGTTCATATTCTCCTCAAACCATGGATCTAAGTCATGGTAATACTCGTGTTTCAGTGATGATGAAACTTTTAGAAACTCTTCGCGTATCTTTTTATAGTGAAGTTTCAGTAATAAAAGTCCGGGGTGAAAGTGGTGAGGCTTGAATATATCTCTCAGTGTGTTTTGCATACCAACCACAGGTCTCCATATATTTGTAAAGTATAACAGATCTATCGGTGCTTTCATGTAGTCACAAAAAACTAAAATGGCGGGTGTAATAATCAGAAGGGGCCACATTATTTTCTCGGTAGATAATAAAAATGCCCGGATACGGCAAGCGTGAATACATGGACCCAACCCCAGAACCCACCGAGGACGTCAAGACTGTTGAGCATCGCTTCAAGATGCCAGCTCTCCCAGCGCTCACCATCGTTCAGTTCCTCCTCATCTCGTTCATCGCGTACCACGCGTGGACTACCCGCAAGATGAAGAGCCCCGTTTTGGGCACTGCTATTGTTGCCTACGGTCTCTTCCACCTCTATGACCACCTTTACCGTGTGAAGCGTGGCCCAGAGAACCTTTTCTTCCTCCCCAAGAAGGAGGCGTACTGTGGCGCGTGCCGAAAATAAATCCCTGTAAAATATAAGTATGCGCGTCAAGGTTATTCGTAGCCCGAACCCGAGGAAGAAGTTCAGGGCGATATTAGAAGACGGCAGGACTGTTGACTTTGGTGCACGTGGATATTCCGACTACACCAAACACAAGAATCCTTCACGAATGCGTTCCTATGTTCTTCGCCACGGGGGTCAGATACCCAGACGTGTGATGGAGGAAGAGGATCCCCGAAAAATTCAGAAGCTTATGCTCAACGTAACCACCAGTGACAAGGAGGACTGGAAGTTAGGTGGAGTAGATAGTGCTGGTTTTTGGTCTAGGTGGTACCTATGGAGTTATCCTACATTTGGGGGTGTCCGTAGATTTATGAAAAAAAAGTATAACATAACTATAGTATGAGCAGAGGTACAATTATTGCTGTATTAGTTATACTTTTTACATGTTTCTTGTCAATATTTGGATACCTTTTCATCCAGCGATTGAAAAGGGATGCCGACGAAAGGAAACGGATCGAGGACTGGGAAAATAAAGTCAACGGGGATGAGGTATTCTTTTTTACTGAGTGTAAGTACAGGGGATTTATGATAAGTGAGAAGATTACAAATCCCATGAGTTCCATGTATGACCAGGATGATATGACGGGGCCACTGACGTCGATGATTATCCCAAAGGGTGTGGAAGTTAAGGCGTTTACAGATGATAACAATAACATTTCATTTACTTACACCGGTCCTAGGGTATTGAGGTGTATAACTGCACACGACCCGGTCAAATCTGTGCACATAACTCACGTTTAAGAATATCCATCTTTTCAAAAAAGACTACCATAATATCGAGTGTTTTATAATTTTCTACACCAAGGTACTGTTGGAATAGGTCTTCTACACCTTCGAAGAACCCTGTCAGTTTTAACTCATCTTCTTCCTCTTCTGTAAATGATTCCAATTCACAAGTGTAGTGTGACAATATTGTTTGAACTTCAACAACATTTTCACCCTTCCAATTCTCTAGGATGGTTTTCAGGTCGTTCAATCTAAAACGTTTAATAAATGCATCCGTGATACACCTCTTCGATATTATAAGTAAATCTTTACCAGTTTCTCCACCGATGTATTTCCTGAAAATATCTTCAGTGGTTTTAATTCCAAATGGGGTGAATACTATACTATCATCACACTGTCGTCTCACCCTAGAGAACTCATTCATTAGGGATATTACACCGTGAGTAGTTATATCGTCATTTTCCCAATCTCTGGGGAGTTTTCGGAGTTCGCGGAGTTTAAATTTCTTTACTACATGGGGTTCGGTTTTGGGAATACACCCAAATTTAAATAAAAATAATGCGAACAATGGACCTATCATATTACACTCTAAGGCTAATTCTTTATCTCTAAAAACTCTTTGAAAGTTAATACTTTTCCATCTTCAATCATTTTCGCAAGTATATATTCTTCTTTGTTCATATCCTGGTAGGATAAATAGGCTTCACTGTATACACGTTTGATGTATATATCAACGTCGTCCAGGTACAGTAGGAAATTAATTAGTTCACTATCGGGCATACTATATAATTCCGAATCAAACGTAGAATATGAGAATAGATGTCTCGGGGCTTCATATACAATGAACTTTCTTGCTATAATTTCTTCGACATTTCCAAATGGCTGTAAAGCGATTTCATCAGACAGATAAGATGAAGTCATGAGGCATTGTATACCCGAGCTTATCTTAGATAGAAAATCTCTTTTAATTTTGGTGACCATTTTCAGATAAATTTACTTTCGATACCTAAAACTTAGGTGTTTAAAGAATAAATATCAAATTCAAATATGACTGACTTCAAGGACGACCTTCGTGAAACAAATAAACTCATTCGAGAGGTTATTCTCCCACAACTTGTAAAAATTGAAACCGAGCTTATATCCTTGCGTAAACACGTATGGCCATTTGTACAGGCGAGAAAGGAGAAGTTCTTACTCAACGACCTTGATGCGAAAAGGGACTTTTTCAAGTACCTCGATGATGAAACTATTATGGAATTATTGAAACTCAAAGCAAAGGTTTCATCTTCAGCCCAGGGTCTACACCAGAGGGAATATGACCTGACTAAAAATTTTTGTTAGTATACTATAAATGCGTGCGGGACTTGTAATTTCATTATTGGTTATATTTTTGGTGTCATCAGGGTTGGTGGCTGTGATGATGTCACAACAGAAGGAGAAGGAGATGGTCGGTCCATCGGTTGTCGAGGCGGAAGTGGAACCAGAAATGGAACCAGAAATGGAACCAGAAGTGGAACCAGAGGCGGAAACAACTTCTCCAACGACTGAAAACTACACCTATATAAAAATGTAGGTATACAATAAATGCTTCCCATATTTATGATACCCGGGGTTTCTGATCTCCTTCCATCTATCCCAGGTATGGATTTACTACCAACTACTTCAGAGATGTATAATGTGAAGACACCCCTACGTCTTTCGACAATTGGTTCCTTTGTTTGTTGTATGTTTATGTTTGTCAATGTGATTCAAAAGTTGGGTCCTCTCCCCAAGGGTCCACCACCAATGATGGCGATGCTCCTAGGTGCATGTGCCTGTTCTGTATTTTCGACGGGACGTATAGGTTTTGATATTAAGAGGCGTCTTGCTCCAGAAAAAAAATAAAAATACTAAAGTAAAAGATGGTTGATCCAGCAACTGCAGCTGCTGCGACAAAAGCTACAATTGAGATCGCTAGCGTGGTATTTGATAGTTCTATCGGTTGTTGCACTGCACCATGGTTTCGGGGCAGTTGTGTGAAGGGTGGCGGAACAGCTTATTGCCATAAATGTGGGTATCATTATTGTCGGTATCACTACCCTGTAAACAATTATGGTCTACAAGGTGGTCATGTTTGTTCATGAATATAAAGAATTTACTACTATGAATAGTAAATGGTCGGTAAAAATAAAAATGAAGTTTCAAGTCGTCTCACACCTGAGCAGTGTCTACAACAATCAATGGATTCTCGTGTAGATGCGATGAACAAAGCTCTCGGGGGTGAGAGGGTTCGTTACAGGTCTTCGAGAAACCCGGATAGTTTTGTATCCTTTTTAGAGGGTCGTCTAGATATTTGGGATGAAGTGAAGGATAAAACCTTCCATGGTATAAGGATGTATGAGAAGACTAAGGAAATCCTTGAGTCAAAAAGATTTGGGGTTGAATAGAAAATAAAGAAAATTCAGTGTGTATACACTCACGTAAAATTGGTACTTTGATACTACCAATTTTACGAGACCGTTTTGCTTTTCGTTTAGACATTATCTTAATATTCATCTGCGATGATTTCACTTAGGCGTTCCAGTTCCCGTCCTTTCCGTGTCATCTCATTTTGAAGTTCTTCGATTCGTTCTTTCATTATGTTATCCATTTCATTTTCATTTAAGTGTACATTTTCAAATATAACATCATAACACGAGTGGTGAAGTATATCTGTCATTAGAATTTTCCATTCATCGTTTACATTTGATCTGAGACGAACTGTCAGATAATACGAGTGTGTTCCTGGATCTATTTGGAGTGTTGAGGTTGACAAGCGTTCGGGTATCATCAGATTAAGTAAGTTTTTTGGGTGTTGGTAATTTGTTTTGAAATTTAATACACGAATATCGTCTGTAACTTTTTTGAGTAATTTATAACGATGAAGAGCTGGACGTATTACCATTGTTTGGGGTAGTTTATCACTCTGTGTAACATCCATAGTCACTGTATTACCGAATATACCTATCCCACAACCACTAACATTGGTGGCTATACTCTTGACAGTTATTTCAATTTCATATTTTGTAAAGTTTGCGAATATTACGTTTGTTAGGGTTGTTTCCCTCATTTTGGAATATTTATTACGTTTTAGTAGGGTACATCCACCCAAATGTCTCATCGGTGGACCTCTACAAAAGCAAGGGGTTTTATTGAGTTTCTTTTTATTTTTGTAGTAGTCGTGTAAAAATGAACGCAAGGTTGGGTCAATTGGTCTGTACCATTTAAGGTAGTCACTGGGTGCTACCTTCATTTACAATAACTGGGATTTAATTACCGAACGCGACACCCGCCATACCATTCTTGATACGGAGGATATTGTAGTTCACTGCATAAACGCGGTGAAGTTGGTTACCACCCGTGGGTCCGGTGACAGTCAATTTTGCGTTATCGATACGGGAGAAGTTGAGAGTACCAGTGGGTTGCATCTTGCTCAAGTTGAGACAGAATGGCCATGTAAAGGTTGGGAGATCTTCGAGAACGTCGTCT